CAACCCCCCGACACGGTCACTGTCCGCTGGTTGCGTTTAACACTCGTTGGTTGCGTCACAACTCGATAGGCATCGTAATGCTTAGCTTCAAGGTTATTTCGTGGGCGGGGGCCACGGGGACGGGTGTTGCGGCCTTTGCGGCAGGCTACCCTAAACTCGGTCTCGGAATCATTTCGTATCGCATCTTTCGTGCAACCCGGTATGCATCTCGTTTGGACCAGATGTACATGGAACACTTAGTGCGGTATTGCACCGCGAAGAACCCAGACTATGAGGCGACGCGCCGCGCGGCGCGTAAGCTGCGCTGGGAGCACCAGGGTGCTTACCCGGACGGTCATCCGCACCCAAAAAGTGCGGCTGAGCGCTCGGCAGCAACCAAAACCCTGACCCAGTTTGCTATCGATCTAGGAATGGATCGGTATGACATCTCTTCCGCTGAGCAACGTGAGAAAGGCATACGCCACGACAATCGTGTGTACGTTTTCCGTGATCTCATGCGGGACAACAATGTGGACGAGCTTCCCCCTGCTGTGGTTGGTGGGTGGAGTTTCCTCGGTGGCTGCCTTCATGGTTGGTCACGCGGTGTGAAATTTGCGCGTAAGCGCCAGCTCGTCACCATGGTGGATGTCTTTTCCTACGTAACCATGGATCAGCTCATGGGTTTCGCAGGGCACACCCTTGGCATGTATATCCCAACACCGACGAGTGTTGCGGGTTCTAACAAGGAGGCTGTGTGGTTTTACGAGAAGGACGGATCCCTAACGACTCAGGTCAATGGGGGTGGCGAGTTCAACGAACATTTGTGGTCCCTACCCACTGAGTTCGCCCTCAAGGATGTTGAGGGTCGTACATTCCTGTATGAGACAACCATTATTTCCGCCCCGCACAACCCTGAGCGAGCCTTGGCAATTTGCACGCCGAAACTCTGCTGGGCTGGTGGCTGGGCGCTTTATAAATGGTTGGGTGGCGCCCCTGAGCCGTTCTTGAGCAAGACGGCGTGCGTTTCTGCGCATAATGGGGTTGTTATGCTCACCACCTTTGGTATCGATGCCAAGGTGAGTATCAGGCTCGAGGCTGATGTCAGCGGGAAATGTGTCAACGTCCCGCTCGGCTTTTACGCTTCCCTCAATGCTAGTGCCGATTCCATGAAAGGTGGGGTCTGGCCGAGCGACGTCCACTCCGCCTGCTTGCAGGCCAACATGGAGATGACTTATGAGGGGAAGGCAACGTTATTTCGTGCAGTTGGTGGCATTATCCCGAGCCGCCAACTGCGTTGCCTTCATGCGCCGAGTTTGGTAGGGTACGACCGTAAAGGCGCGTTGGGTGTGTTGTTGGCTCACACACCCTCCGCCGTGCCTCACGTGTACGTGCCCCAAACCGAGGAGGAACTGAACCGGGCGCTGAAAGAGCGCCTCACGATCCATGTCAACATGACCGTGCCCCCCCAGCGTTATGAGCGTTGGGCGGAGGAGTTCTTAGACCTTCTCGATGTACGAGGGCTAGTCCCGTTGGATGACGAACAGGTTGAGTTACGTCAGACGAAGCCCACACAGAAAGCCCGCGCAGAAGCCATGCGCCGGTCTTTCGCCTCGTATGCGGGGCTCAAGGTCAAGGCCTTTCCAAAGATCGAGGCCGTGAAAGCTGGCAAGTGTTTGCGTGTGATTTGTCCTCAAGATGAGAAATCGCTGCGCATTGCTAGTAAGCACGTCTATCCGGTCGCGGACCGCCTTAAGACCCTTGAGTTCTACGCTCCGGGGCGCACACCAGTGCAAATTGCACAGATGGTCGTAGCACGCGTACAGAAAACGTATGCGAACGGAGACGGCATCAAATGCACCGACTTTACTGCTTGTGACGCTCACTGCAGCGGCTGGCTCCGACGGTTCCTTTTGGAACCGCTCATCCTGCGTGCTTTCCCGGGTGAAAATCCCGAGTTATTGCAGTGGTTTGAGGGCGAGCGGTCGAGTCGTATTACACTGGGTACGGAAGGCCTCATTACTGAGGGCTGCATCTTCTCAGGGTCCGGTAATACCACGGCTTTTACGACCGTGGAGACCGGGTTCATCGCTTACTGCGAGTTGCGAGAGAAAGGTGTTGAGCCTTTGGAGGCCTTCAACGACCTTCCCGTAGGTTACGGGGATGATGGCGTCGGTTCTTGCGTCCCATTTAAGGCTGCTGCTGCCCTTGGCTTCAAAGTCAAGGAGGAGCAGAGCCTCTTGGACGGCAGTGCGACGTTCTTGGGGCGGGGCTTTCCGAATGCACGGTTTTCCCCCGATTCTTACGCGCTTGCTGGGCGCGTATTACCCAAGTTGGCACTTGTGCCCAAGTCCTGCACCGGCGTTTTGTCCGGGCGGGTTTGGGGCATGCTTGCCACTGACCCGAAAACTCCCGTTGTATCGGCGTACTGCCATGCCCTGGTGCGAATTTACAAGCTCGACAGGGGATTAGCAGTATACAACGCGGAGACCAAGTACAAGCTCGAACAAGGCCCTTACCCACAATCTGAGGCGACCTGGTGTTTGGCGATGCGTATGCAGGCTGCTAGTCTGGGCATCACCTACGAGGACGCGCGAATTTTGGATACGCGGCTCGAGCTTGCGATGACGCACGACGACCTGGAGGCAATTTGCCTACCGGGTTACGCGCGTTTGGAGCATATTGAGGCCGTTACTGCTAATTGTCTTAAGCAGCATAACGACCTCAAAGCGGGTGTCGAAACGAAGAAGAAAACCGTTACCTTCGAATTGACCGCTGATGCATCCAACCCCGAGGTAGCACCTCGTCTCCCCCGCAAGAGCGTACAAGCTCGGCGGGATGAGAAGCACGCGAAACCGAAGCGCGCTGGTAAGTAAAAGTTTCGGAGTTTTAAACATCACAAGGTGAG